CTAAAATCAATAAATGGTCCAAATCCATCTACAGGAGTTCCGGAAGAAGTTGCTTCTACTCGCATAACTTCTACTTCTGCATTTGTTGTAGCAGAATCAAGTGTTACATGTAACCTATCTTGTGGACTAAGAGTTCCAATTCCAACGTTGCCTGTGCTAGAAGAAATTACCATCCTCTGCGTATCGCCATTTCCACCATCAGCACCAAATGCAAGGCCGCCATTAATAAACATAGAACCAGCAGCAGAGCCTGTTCTAAATAACTGAATGGTTGTTCCTGCTTGTGTAGTATCTTTTAAAGACAATTTATATGAAGGATTATCGTTTCCAATTCCAACGTTGCCTGTTCCACCATCTATTCTCATGGCTTGACCAGCAGTTTTAACAAGGAAGTTTATACCATCATCACCATTTTTATTTTCTATAAATGCTCCTTCAGAATCTGTATACATACCTAATCTATAAGTACTTGGTCCAAATCTTAAAGCAGGAGCAGATTGATTTCCTTGTGCTGCAGCTGTACCTAATATTACTGCGCCACTTAATGTTCCACCCGCAAGTGGTAATTTAGTAGCAATACTATTAGTAACGGTTGTGCTAAAATTAGCATCGTCTCCCAAAGCTGCAGCTAATTCATTCAGTGTATTTAAAGCATCAGGTGAACTATCAACTAATGCTGATATTTCTTGTTGAACAAAAGCCGTAGAAGCTGGTGAAGTATCATTGTCTCCAGAAGATGCAGTCGCAACAGTAATCGTCTTGCCTGTAAGGTCAAGTGTTCCCGCTAATTTTGCCGCAGTTATAGCGCTATCTGAGATGCTTGCTGTTGTGATTGCATCTGATGATATTACGTCTGCTGTTATCTTCTGTATTGCCATTTCTTATATTCCTGAGTTCTCGTTCGCTGCTTTTTTAGCGTTTTTAACTGTTGTTGTCCATACTGCTGCAGCGATACTTTGTACTTCGGTACTTTCGCCTGATACGTCTGTATCTGTATGAGTCCAACTATCGTCATCGTTTTGTACAGAGCTTACACAATCTAATGCGTGTCTATGAAAAGACCTGCTAAGCTCCACACCATCCTCTTTGATGACTGTAGCTGTTCTTATTTGTATTGTTTTAAAGTCTCCGACAATTTCTATTTTATCTTCGACTATTTCTTTTGTTATTGACATTTTTTTCTCCTATGTCCGTACCTAGAATCCACTAGGTATATTAGTTAAATTATGCTGCTTGATATGTAAATGTTAATCTTCCTTCAAAGCTACCATTCGCTGGTATTTGAGTAGACCCTATATATACATATATAAAACTATTTGCACTTGTACCTTGGTAAACTTGGCCATTGCTAAATCTAGAGTCTGAATAGGTTCCACCTCTAATAAACGCAAACATGCCTACAGCTCTTGGAGATGTTGTTGCTGTATTAAATGGTAAAGTAAGTGAAAATCTTGCTTCTGAAGATGCACTAGTAATACTACCCTCTACTTGACATTCAAAATGTACTAAACTTCCTATTTTTACGTATCTGCCTGCTTCACTTAAGGTTAAACTAGTTATATTGCTTGCGTTTGCTAGAGTAGGGCTAAAAGTACCTTCTTCATAATCGTCAAGTGCGTCAGCTGCTGCTGTGTCTCCATTAAAAGTTAAACCATCGTTAGTTATTCTTACTTTTTCTGCTCCTGCAACTTGGAATCTATGAGAAGCACCTGTAGCAGCAGCGTTATATAAAATAGGCTCTCCACTGCTAGTCCACCCTCTTATGTTAAAACCACTGCCGTCCATGAAAATTTGACCATATCTAGCATTTGCTGCGTTAAAATATGTTGAGACATTTCCTGCAAAATGTTGTACTTGTCCTGAAAAGTCTGCTCCTGCAGTTTTAGCCTTACCTGAAAGGTAGAGGTCTTCCCATTTATAAGAACTAGAGCCAAGACTAGTAGCACCATTGGTAGCATCTCCTGCGTTATCTGTTGCATATACTATACCTGTACCAAAAGATAAGCCTGAATGACCTGAAGATGTACTATGTATTTTTAAGTTATTACCACTAACAATACCAATACTTCCAACTGGTGAGCCGTCTTTTTGGAAATCTATAAGACTGCCATCTGTACTATCTCTACGTACTTCCATGCCTGAACCACTAGTATTTCTAATAGCAAGAAAACCACCTTGGTCTATTGTTACTGAATCAGCACCAAATGGTGAACCTGCGGAAGATATTATTACACGCCCAGAGCTATCAATACGCATAGCTTCTGATGCGTTAGTTGCAAATCTCATATAATTTGCTGTATGTTCGTATTGAATAAATCCTCTATACGCATCATCTCCTGAAGTTCCATCTGCAAAATGAATATTACCTAAATGCGATGTTCCTGATGCTATAGTAATACCTGTATGCCCAGTAGTTGCTACAACTAAATCGTCTGCGTTTGCTTGATAACTTGAAGGACTATCAGTTCCAATTCCAACTTCACCAGTTCTTAGCATTACAATATCTTTGACTCCCCAACTATTTCTTATGTAAAGCTTTTCTCCAGCGTCCATAAATAAGCCAGCATATGCACTATTTCCTGAACGATATGCCCTTAGGCTACCACCGTTTCTCACTTCTACGTTGCCTTCACTGGTAATTCTCATTTTTTCTGAGCCACCAACATCAAAACGTGTGTATGCTTGAGAAGCAATTTTTATAGGGTCATTTGATGTTTCTATTGTTCCATAATCATTGTCATTAAAAAGTAGTAACGACCTTGCATTATCTGCTCTTGATAATTTTAGTTTACCACCAGCACCAATTTCTAATGCTTGGTCAGGGTCAATAATTCCAATTCCAACATTGCCTGATGAGTCGATGGTTAATCTATCACTACCGTTGCTTCTTAAAAAAAGCTCATCATCTGTATGAACATATTTCATACCACCTCTAAAATTTCCACCTGAATCACCAAAAGTAAATTGACTTGTTCCAGTTGTAGAAGCAGTTAATTGTATGTGAGCATTACCACTTGAATTTGAAACACTTAGTAATTGAGTTGGATTATCAGTTCCAATTCCAACTCTATTATTTGTAGCATCAACTACTAAAGTTGTAGTATCAAAAACAGCGTTTCCTGTAAATGTAGGACTTGCGAGAGGCGCTTTTAATGCAATACTATTGTTTACAGTAGTACTAAAGTTAGCATCGTCGCCTAAAGCTGCTGCTAATTCATTTAATGTGTCCATCGCAGCGGGTGCGCTATCGACCAAAGAAGTTATTTCTTGTCGTACAAATGCAGTCGAAGCTACAGAAGTATCATTGTCTCCTGCACTCGCTGTTGCAACTGTTACTGTTTTTCCAGTCAAGTCTAAAGATGAAGCAAGTTTGCCCGCAGTTACATTGGCATCCAATATCTTTACTGTCGTTACAGCATCGTCTGCAAGGAAGCCCGTTGTTACTGTTGCCGCATTCATTGAACGTGTAACCAATACTTCAAGTGACATTCCCGATGTAGGAACTGCATCTAAAGTCAAAGTACTTCCGCTATAAGTATATGAAGATTTTGGCTGATATACTCCATCAACAAAAACAAAAACATTATTTTCATTTTCAGTCGTTAAACTTGTGTCATAGGACGCGGTATTTGATGTCGTTACATTGTACTGACCCAAGATAGCATCCGTTGGATTGTATGTTGAAACCGTTCCAGTGATTACCTCTAAATCTTCCCCATTTGGTAAATTTTCTGAAAGTGTAATTTCTGTACCACTGAAACTATATGTTGATTTTGGTTGGTATACACCACCTATAAATACCCATGTATTGTTTTCTGATTGTGGATTCTTACCTGTATCATAAGTAGCAGTACTGCCGTTTCCAGTTGCTGTATATAAGTCTACGCTGGAAGTAGTGTCTCCGCCGATTGCACCCCAAGCACTGTCTGCATACCCTTCAAATTCGTTAGTGCTAGAATTATATCTTAACATTCCATTTGCAGGTGAGCCGCTTCTTTGTGCTGTAGTACCTGAAGGAACTTTAATTGAGTCTGTACCGCTTAGTGTTAAATTTTGAAAAGTAGGACTTGTAGAAGTTGCAACGTCTTGACCTATGGAGATTGCTCCATTTGAAACTGTTACACCTGTACTTCCTGATAGTCTTCCATCGATTGCTGAATTTGCTCTTGCTGTTGTAAAGTATAAATTTGTTGAGCCTTCGCTTAAGTCATCTGTAGTTGCTGCAGCAATACGTGCGTCTGCTCTTGCATTTGTAAAGTAAAGATTTGTTGAGCCTTCACTTATATCGTCTGTATCTAAAGTGACTACTCCAGTTGCACTGTTTACAGATTCTACTCCACCGCCTACATCTGCCCAAGCTGAGCCATTGTATATTTCTGGTTTACTTGTAGTAGTATTAAATCTTAGTTGTCCTTGTGCGGCTGTCGGTCTTTGTGCTGTTGTACCGACTGGTATTTGTATAGACCCCGTAGTGTTGATTATTAAATCACCAGTCATTGTACCACCAGCAAGTGCTAGTTTTGTAGCTATACTGTTTGTTACTGTAGTACTAAAATTAGCATCATCTCCAATAGCTGCGGCTAATTCGTTGAGTGTATTCAGTGCGCTTGGTGAACTGTCTACAAGACTTGCTATTTCTTGCTGTACAAAAGCTGTTGAAGCTACTGTAGTATCATTGTCGCCTGAACTGGCTGTTGCAACAGTAAGAGTAACTCCTGATAAATCAAGGGTGCTACTAAGCTTGGCTGCTGTTATTGCGCCATCTGCTATATATAATCCTGGTACTGTTGTTTTTGCCATTTTGTTCCTCTATTTTATTTTAGTCGCCATTTTCTTCCTCTGCCGCAATTAGTGCGTCTACTTCTGCCTGAATTGTTGCAACGTCAGGTTTTGGAATACTGTCTTTGATTCCTTTGATAAAGTTATAAAATTCTCCAGTCTTTGCAGCTTCTCCAAATAAACCAGCATTTACATCGTCATATAACTTTTCTAATTGTGTCGCAATTACATATAAATTTTGTCTTTCATTTCTCCAAGCATTTAACTCATTAAGTTTTGCAACTATATTATCAGGTGGTGGTGGAAAATTTATTTCATTACTCATTTTTTATCCTCAATATTGATTACTACTTGATCCACTAAATGTATCAGATGTAATTTCAAAGTCTTTATTATATCCAGTAGGTTGCGCAAATTCAAAATGATATACAAATCCTGCGTAATAAGAACTCGTACCCAAATAAATTTTTATACAGCTAAAGTTATCTGATGATTTATAAATTGAAATTGTCTGATTACTATCAGTTCCTTGATTTTGATATACAAGTGCGGTGTGTGAATTACCAGCTGCATATGCATATGCAGCTGCATGCAAATCAATTGTTTCAGCAGTTCCATAATTATAACCAGTAACATGAACTCTATACATTATGCTTTCATTTGCGCATGAAATATTTGTTTTAATATCATGGTATGGTGTCGATGATGCTCCAGTCATATAATGAGCAGCACACATATACGTATTTGCACCATTATAATTGATTGTATGGACACCATCATTATTCAAACTATCCGAGAAAACATTAAATTTACGTGTATTTAATAATGAACTAGTTGTACTACCTATACCAACGTTGCCTGAAGAATCAATACGCATTCTTTCCGTTGAATTACCACTAGTAGGTTGAGTGCTAAAAACTAATCTTGCACAATCAGCTTGTCCATCTGTTACTGACGATATTGTAGCTAAATCTGTATCATTATTATTTCCAAACATGATACGACCAATACCTTGGTCGCCATTTGAATCATTTCTTCTTATTTGTATACCATGACCACCGCCACTAGCTGGAGTTTCTATTTGTAATAAGTCGTCTGTATGACTAGCAGAATCACCGATAAGCAACTTGCCTGAAGAATCAATACGCATTCTTTCTGTATTACCACTGGTAGAGTTATAGTTGCTATTTGTATACCAGAGATGTTTTGTAACTCCTCTATGGTCTGTACCTGAAGAACCATAAAGTAAACTTGTATTACCATTTTCTGCTTTAGCACCTAGTAGAGCAGCAGTGTTATTGGTAAACATTGTCATAATAATACCTGCATACTTAATAGTATTATCAGTTAAATTACTAGAAATGTGTATTTGGTCTACACCACTTGTGCCACCCATAATCTGTAATTTGCTTGAAGGACTAGTCGTTCCAATACCAACGTTGCCTGTACTATGTTTAATAGTAAATTCTTGCTCAGTAGCACCAGGGTTGCCGCTTATAGAAGGCAATGTTCTAATATAAAAGTCACCGGGGCTTAAGTTATTTGCACTACCTACAAGCCATCCTTTACTGTTGAGGTCGTCCCACATTCTTATAGCAGGAGCTGTGGTCCAAGTATTCCCGTTGCCCTTTAACTCTAGTCTACCATATGGAGCAGCCGTCCCAATCCCAACATTGCCTGAAGAGTCTATTCGCATTCTTTCTGCTGCTGCAGTTTTATCTTCAAATACAAGACTTCCTCCAGAAGCAACCCCCATAGCAAACTCACGTACTCCACTTCTAGATAATTTTAAGTTATTTCCTGCTCCTTCTATATGTAATTTATAATCAAGACTATCAGTCCCAATTCCAACGTTGCCTGAAGAATCAATGGTTACTTTGGTTGTGTTATTAGTTCCTAAAAATAATTTACCAGCAGATTCTTTGTTGTAAATATATAAGTCATCTTCATAGTCTGAGATATAAGACATTGTAGTGCCAGTACCACTTCCAAGATAAATAGCGTTTGAAAGGTAGAGGTCTTTCCAACGTGAATTTGAACCGCCTAAATCAACATCAGCATCATTTGCTGTGTTCATCCTAAATGCTGTCTGATAGCCTTGTAGTTTTCTAGTAGTCCCACCATCATCCCATTGAAAAGCCATAGCACTATCGGTTACAGGCGAGTCAATAATAAAATCAACTCCACTTACACTAATACTTCCAACTGTTGTTCCTGCCTTTGAAAACCTAACAATTTCTCCGTCACTTGTAGTTCTGTCAAATTGTCCTGCTCTGTCTCCACTAGCAGATGAATAAACTAACCCTGCCGCATTTATAGTTGTACCTGTAGTTCCGTAAGCTGAAGTAGCACCCACCAACAAGTTGCCTGAAGAATCAATACGCATTCTTTCTGTGCCAGATATTCTAAATTGATAATCACCTGCATCAAATAATGATGTTCTGTAAGCATTATCAACCCTATCATAATAAAGTTGTTGTACTCTTGCATTTGAATCATCAGGTGAAAATTCAACACCTGTTGCTCCTGAATCTGAAATACTTAATTTACCTACAGGACTAGTCGTTCCAATTCCAACATTTTTATTAAATGACCATGCATCTGATGTTGATTGATATAAAAGAGTTGCACTTGCTCCGTCTACAGTAATTCCAGCACCATTGGCTGCAGCTGCATTAGCTGCTCCTGATGCTAATGTGAGATTTAAATCATCTACTGTCATTGTAGTAGAATTAATAGTTGTAGTAGTACCATCAACTTGTAAATTACCTGCAATAACAAGAGTACCTGTATTATCTCCTACTGCGGCAGGGTCAATTGTAAATGTAGAAGGACCTGCTAAATAACCTGTTGTTGTAATATTTCCATAAGTTCTATTGCCTGAAATATAAGTTCCTACACGAGCATCTGTATAATATAGATTTGAACTTCCTTCTGATACATCATCAGTATCTCCACTTAACTCACTCAAAGCATCTTTTCCAGCTACTTGAGTATCAACATAATCTTTTACTGCTGCAGATGTCGGTAAAGTTGTGTCATTGTCGTTTGAGCTTATACCTTCAGATTCAATAACTAACGCTGCATCTGCTATCTTTCCGATTGTTACTGCGTCATCTGCTATCTTTGCTGTAGTAACATTTGAATCTGCTATTTTTGCTGTAGTAACAGCACTACTTACTATCTTTGAAGCTGTTACACTGTCATCCGCCATTGAAGCTGTCACAACAGAACCTGCTGCTGGAGTATTCACAGTTGTAGACGTTAACATTACAACTTCTATATTATTTGTTCCAGTTGGAGGTGCGCTGCTAAAGGTTAGAGTAGTTCCGCTTACACTATATGTAGTTTTTTGTTGATATACACCATCTATATAGACTTGTGTATTGTTTTCATTTCCTGGATTATTAGCAAGTGTAAAAGCTGTTGTAGTTCCGTTTCCACTAAAATTACTTATAAGTACACTTTCTCCGCTATACACATCTCCTATTACATATACGACTACATTATTTGTTCCTGAGATTGGAGCAGTATCAAATGTTAAAGTAGTTCCACTAATTGTATAAGCGTCTTGATTTTGAAATACACCATTTATAAATGCTATTATTTTTGATTCTGCACTTGGAGATTCAGAAAGTGTAAAAGCTGTTGTACTACCGTCTCCACTTGCAATATTTGTACTGAATGCAGTTGCAGAAGCTGCTCCTCCGCTTTGATCTTCAAATGCAAGATTTCCACTACCATCTGTTGTAAGTACTTGACCGTCTGTTCCATCTGAAACATTAAGTTCAGAAATACCTACAGCATTTGCAGCGATTTCGGTTGAAGTTACAGAATTGGCAGATAAGCCAGAGATAGTTGCAGTAGAAGCACTTGTTATTCTTCCGTCTGCATCAATAGTAATTACAGGTATGGCACTTGTAGAACCGTATGAGCCAGCAGTTACAGCTGTCGAAGCTAATTCAGTAGGCCCAATTGAGTTTGCTCCTACTTCTCCGATTGTAACTATTGATTCTGTTCCACTTACATCCTTCTTAATAAATAATTTGCCATCATAGGTATTAATGGCGAGTTCGCCAAGTGCTAAAGAAGATGTTGAAGGTACTGCATTTTGAGTCGCAGACCTTTTTAATTTAATCGTTTGTGCCATATCTATGGATTTCCTTTTCTATGCGTATATACGCGGAAACTAATTATTAGGAGAATGTTCCCCCATCTATTGTGTTTGTCCAAGTAACTGTGCTGTTTGCTCCTACTTGTAGTATTTGACCAACGCTATTTGTAGAATCATATGTTCCAATTGTTAGTCTTTGATAACCAGTATTTGCACCATTTGTGTTACCAAATATTAAGTCACCAGTTGCTGTTTGTGTAATACCTTTAATTCTTAAAGCGTCTGAACTTATTTCTAGTGACTGACCGTCTACTTCTACATCAAGAGTATTTCCAGTTTTGGTCATACCTGTACCAGCAGTTATCTGACCAGCACCTGAGAATTGAGCAAAAGCTAAACTTGTAGTACCAACTGTAATTGAACCATCTGTAGTTAATACAAAACCACTATCAGCATTTACAGTACCTTCAGTTACGAAAGTAAATAATCCTGAAGTAACTTCTGCATTTGCATCAGCATCAGTTGCTCTTGTCATTGCTGAACCAGAGCCATTAAATACATAAATACCGTTTTCTGCACCTAAAGATTGATCTTTTACAAGTACTCTATCGTCTGTAGAAAGAGTTACGCCATCAATTGCTGCTGGTGCACTTGATAAAGAAATATTTGAACCTGTAGTAGCAACTCTTACTGAATCTTTAAAGTCTAGACCAACTTTAACTGCGTCTACATATTCTTTTGATACAAGAGAAGTAGCTCCAAAGCCTGCTCTATCTTTATATCCTGAAGGAACTGTTACTGTTCCTGTACCGTTTGGTGATAATGTTAAGTTACCGTTTGAATTTGTTGTAGAGATATCATTACCATTTACAGTTACATTATCAACTGCTAATGAAGTAACTCCTGTTATATCTCCGCTGCTTATACTTGCAGTTCCGTCAGTTACAGTTGTACCAGTAATTGTAGTACCTGTTATAGCTGCTGCACTTGCACCGCCTATAACTGCACCATCAATTGTACCACCATTAATGTCAACAGTAGTTACTGAACCACCATTTGATACAGTAGCACCTGCAAAGTTAATTGTTCCTGAACTTGTTAAGTCTGTAAATGTAGCAGAAGTAGCTGAATTAGCACCAATAATAGTACCATCAATTGCACCACCATTGATATCAAAGTTTGTACCTTCAATTTCTACAGAACCTGCTTCAAGTTTTTTACCTAATGTTATTTTTTCAGCAGAGTTTGTGGAATCAAATGTTAAATATGAAGTAACGCCTTCTTTGATAGCAAATGCATTTGCATTGTTATCAATCATAACAATTTCTGTAGCCTGACTACTTACATCAATAGAGCCACCTGTTAAGTCTAAATCTAAATCAGCTGCTGCAACTATTTGAACATTTCCTGAGCCTGCAGTAATAGAGTTAGCACCTATGGTAAGGTTTGCTGTTTTTAATTGGTCTATTTTACTATCTGAATCTATAATGATTGCTGAACTTGCTGTTAATGTACCTGCTGTATGGTCGAGTAGATTTACATAAACCTCACCGCCTATTACATCATTAGCTGAACCATCACCTATAAATAACTTACTGGAGTTAAACGAATACGCTAATTCACCCGCAGCTAGAGCGCTAGATGGGGCTGCTGCGCTAGTACTTCTTTTAATTTTAATTGTTTGTGCCATAATGTTTTCCTATTGACTTCTAGAACTGTCCTCCGTCTAGATTGTCCATTGTATCCGTTGCTGCGGCAAGGGGTACGAATTCAAAGTTATTAGCGGAAGTTTCTCTATATACCTTTAACTGATCATTATCAGTGTCATACCATAGGTCACCTTCTCCTAATGAAGCCCCGGTCGGGGTAGTTGATTGTCTAAAAAATTGGTCTGCAAGATGATTAATTGCTGCTTGCAGTGTTCCGCCTCCAAAAGAGCCGTGTGCATCTGCTGTAATTTCTGAAGCAGAAGCTAATACACCTGTAACTAGTGCTAAACTTGTTTGCACAGTTATAGGATTATCTGTTTGATTTACGGTAACATTCGTATTACTTTCATTTACAGTTACAAATGTAGGTTCTTCTTGAACTGTTACGGTAATAGCCATATTATCTTGTTACTTCTGGAGTTACTGTTACATTTCCCTGTAATAGACGAGTAACTACTCCAGTGCTTGATTCAATTTCTAAATCATATACATATATACCTTCTTCTATACTAGCTGTTGTAGTTGCGGTGGCTTGTAATCGTATAATACCACCAGAGGCGTTTGCAACACTGCAAGTTACAGTAAGTAGTATACTTGTAGAATCGTGTGTTTCTCTAACTTGCATTCTCGGAGTATATCCTGTCAAATCCATAGCCGAGCCACTTTCCTGTACTGTAACAGTTCTATCTAATGTTGCTCCCTGTTCTAAAGTGAAATTGTAGCTTCCTGCTGACATATCTTTTATACCTCCAATGTCTTAATTATACCAAATTTTATAACCTCTTGTCAAGAACTGTTTTTTGAACCTATGCAGCCTAAGCATCTGTTTCCTCATATGTTACAATTATATCTAATGAATTGTCAACATTTGATAATGCGCTAAGGTAATCAGCTGGATTCATAGTTAGAGTATTTGAATTACTTATATAACTAACTGTATCTCCTGAATTTACTACGCCACTATCAACTAAAGATATAATAGACGACGATGCTGAATTGTAATATTTAAGTTTTAAATCAGTAATATCTTTTGTTCCTGTTATACTAAATCTTGATATTGTTGTTTCTTTGCCTGTAGGGCAAGTATAAATAGTTGTTTCTGTTGTTCCAACTCCTGTTGTTGCTGTTGTAATTTTGCTCATATTGTGTCTACTCCTTGTACGTCAAAAATTAAAAATGCATATGCTAT